CAGAGTTTACTTGCTGTTCTTGGATGTATCTTTTCGCCTGTTTCTGACATATAAACATCAGTCCAATACTTACCACCATAATAAAAGTTGGATGCTTGATAAACATATCCAACTTTACCCATTATACCGTCAGCCATAGTATAAAGAAAAAGTTTTCTATTTTGATCTTTATTTAGATTCCTATCTCTTGTTTTCAACCAATTGACAACAATCTTAATCATTTGTGATTCAGAATTTTTGGGTAAATCATCAGACATACACATTTTACCAATCTCATAATAATCACCTGATTCAAATTCATGATTAGGAAACATTTTTCTAATAGTACCTTTTGGTTGAGTACCCCACCCAAGAGTGACAGCACCAACCATAACATCATCAAGAAAAATACCTAACCAATGTTTTGTCAATACTGGAAACACTGGTGAATAATGATACTTCTGAACAAACGTGTAGATAAACTCTTTTGACACTTCTTCAACTGAGAAGTTAACTTTTTTTAAACTCATAATATTATTATATCACACACCACTGACTAATACAATCTTACATATATGTTCTAGTCTTTCTATATGTTCAAATGCCTGCCATGGAGCTTCAGCAATTGAGACAACACCATGACCTTTAATACCTATAATATCATATTCCATAGTTCCATCATCTTTCAACCTAAGATTCTCATGACATCTATCTGCCAATTCTTGAGATATCGGTGGAACGTCTGGAACAGTCTTACCAACTTTTGTATACCTACCTAATTCTGGGAACTGTAAAACAAGTTTATCCAATTCTATACTCTTATGCATCGCAGCTACGGTATAGGTTGGGTGTAGATGTACAACAACTCTACTACATTCATCAGAAATGTTTTTTTGTATACCATAATGTAAAGGTATTTCACCAGAAGGTTCTAAATTTGAAGACAATGATGTATGTTCTAAACAGATGAACTTGTTATTATCTTTATAAAGAGAAACCTTTTTCCACATATCAGGATCTAACATAGGTTTTCGAATTCCACTTGGAGTTATCCAGAAGTGTTCCCTGTCTCGATTCCTGACAGATATATTTCCATCTCTTGATGTTATCCAGTTAAGTTGATATGCTTTTTGCATCAACTCTGAACAAGTTTTTAACATTACTGCCTATCCCATTTCATCTTAATAGTATATACAACAACCATGATGATAGTAAACCACCAAAATAAACTTAAAACTATCCAATTTTTAAATAATGCTGAATCAACATCTTCACCAGACATATTCAATCTTTCAATCATATCATTTCTGATGTCCTCTTTCACAAAGAGTTGCCATCTAAGAAAAAAACCCCAAATTACAATATTGATAATATAATATTCTATAAAAGTTTCCATTAGAACGGTAACTCCTCTTCTAGAAATTTATTTGCTGCTTCTCTAACTTCTTCCAAAGTTTTATATTTACCTAAAATTACAGAATCATCAAAGATATTATCCGCTTTATGAATTAATACAAAACAATCTTCAAAACCAACAACCGACGATGAACACTCAACTATCAATTGACCCATATCAGTTTTCCCTAAATTTAAAACCATTAACTCTATACCTTAAACAAAATGTAATTAGATTCCTGCTCATCTAATGCTCCATCCATAGGAAAAAACTCTTCAGGATTATTTCCAGAAAGTTCATAAGCCATCTGTTCACTTAGAGTCGATTGTTCAAACATTTCAATAATATCTTCTCTTTCTATCATTAACATGTTCGCTCTAGGTGAACTTGATGGACCCACATCTAAAAAATGGACATACACATAAATATCATCATCTTTCTCAGACATTCAAAACCTTATTTGTAATAAACCGTCCAATAATATGTCTGGTCTTTCACATCAACTTTTCCAGTATAACTACTAAATTCTTTATAATAATCATAATTTTTATTTTGAAGTGAAATCATTTTATCAAACTCTTGACTTCTATAACAAGAAAGTTCAAAAACATCCCCACCAGAAGCTTCTAAAACTGAATGATGTATTTTATTCCAAATTTGATTAACTAATTTAGAATCTCTCATTTTTGATTTTAAGGTTCTAAGAAATTCAAATGGAGTATACCCATTAGTTTTTCTGTTATATTTTCTACAACGAGAACATGAATAATATTGTTTACCTGAAACGAAATCCCCATTCTGAAATTCAACACCACAAGTTTCGCAATTAGTTATCATTTCTTTCCTCCATCATTTTTATTTTTACCATAAATTTCTTCTAAATTCTTTCTTAGAACATCCATCTGTTTTCTAGAACTTCTCATTTTATAATACTGCATTATAACATTAAAAAGAAAAAAAGTAAAATCACTAGCTAACATAGCCAAATATATAATTACAAACAAACTAATTAAATTCAATTCCATTTTAAATTCCCTTTATTTCTTTTTCTAGAAAATCTAAATAATTTTCAATTTTAGAAACGCTATTACCTATCAACTTTTTCATAAGTTCTATTGTTCTATCACCAAGTTCTTTTCTTTGTTTTCTAATATTTTTTATATCATTCTTTTTACAGGTTTTAATAAAAGATTTAATTAAACTTTTTTTATTCTTAAACTGTAAAACATAATTAATATTTTTATCTGAAAGGTGACCAATAATCCTTATAAGATATGACACAAAATAACTCTGTTCAGTTTTTATTTCAAAAAGTTTTCTATATTCAACAGTGTTATACAATTTAAGTTTCGTCATACCATTTAACTTTTCTTGTAAATTTTTTTCTAAAGATAGATGATTGTTATAATCTGAAACTAATCTATTTAAAAAAATTTTAACATCAGATTCATTTGACATTTTTTTTCTCTTTCGATTTTATTTCATGTTTTTCTGATTTAGAATTGTTTATTTGTTTTCTGATTTCTTCTCTATCAGACCAATCACAATACGTGTAACTCACTTTAACTGGCACAATAACTCCTATTTCAATATCTCTTGTAACATTTTCTTTTTATCAACCATCTCAAAATACTTTTTTCTACTTATGATTGACATTCTTAATTTGATGTAGTGTATATTTGATATTTCTATTATATTATAACCTATTTTATTATTTCTGTAAAGTATTTTTTTATCTACAGGATCTACGCTTAAACTTTCTTCCAAGTAATGTATTTCATATTTTATCTGAAGTCTTGGATTATCTTCAATATACTTTTTGAACTTACCTTGACTTACCACCTTAGTTTCTGTAATGTTAATCTCAATACTTAAATCTTCAATACTCTTGATTATATTATCCACAAGTTCTTTTTCCAACTGTTGAACTTCTTCTGAAAGATTTCTTTTAGAACCTTCCATTAAAAATCCTTAGTTATATACTTTATACAGACTTTGGTTGGATATTGGTAAGAATCATAGAACTTTCTAAAATAAAGTTTATTACCTTGAACATAAACATTTTCTACAGGAGTCTGATTATCATCATCTAAAAAAACTTCAACAACATATTGATTTAACATATCAAACGGTAATAAAACTGTTTCATCTTGGTCAACATATCTGTCTATCATTATTATAGGTTTCATAATAGTATTTAGAGGTGGAGCTCCGGAGCTCCACCTCAATTATGAGTTTATTGTGATAGTTGTTCAAACAGAGCTAAAGCATCATCTGGATCAGACACTACTTCTTCAACTGTTTCTGAAACTGAAGAGACTTGAACATCTTCAACTTCAACTACCTGTGTTGCGTCATTGTTTCTTGTTAATGTTTGACCTCTACCTAAAACTTTGTCAAGTCTTGCTTTAAGTTGATCATATGATTTGAATGAATCTGGTGATGTGAAACTTGATAGTGATTTTATCTCATTGTAAACCTTTTCTAAGAAGTCCTCATCATCATGTAAAGCTGAAGTTCTATCAAAAGCAGAATCATCATAGTTTAGATAGTCACCTTTCATTTTCATTCGAATCTTGAAATTAGCACCAGACCACAAATCAAATGGGTCAATTGCTTCCTCGTCTTCAAACTTAGGTGAGATTGCTTCCGTAATCTTGTTGAAGATTGTTGTGCCAAACTTATACAAGAAAACTTTACCCTCATTCTGAGGATTAGCAGGATCTTTTACAACATAGATATTTGCATAATATGCAACATTTCTTTTCTGTTTTCTACCCTGCGCCTTTAATGCTTCATCACCGGAGTTGTATAAAGTCCCATTGAACTCATACACTGGGTCTTTTTGACCTATAGTCGTTAAGGACTTTTCAATATACCATCCGCCGGGCCCTTGAAAGTAGTGAGAGAAAACCTTCACCCAAGGAAGTTCATCACTATCTTTTGATGGTAGGAATCGAATCACAGCCGAACCAATTCCGGCATCTTGGTCAAATACAGGTTTCCAATAATCTTCTTCAGTATCACCACTTTTTGTTGAAATCTTTTCAAGTTGTGATTTCAACATGTCAAAATTACTTTTTCTTTTTTTCTTTAAACTTGCAAAACTCATAATTTATTTCTCCTAATAAAATTCTTAACATTTAAATAATAACATATATAAACGTTAAAGTCAATAATTTATTTTTCACCATAATTGTCTATAAATTTTAAACCGTAATTGTTATTTTCATTTTTCAAATTTTCTTTAACATCTTTTACATATTGTAACTTGTTAGACTTAAAAGGATTATAGTCAACAAAATGATGCGATCTTCCATATTTCCAAACAACTCTTGCTACATCAGGATGCATATCTTCTAACATTTTAGATTTTTTAATAGTACCTTGAGTGTTTAGTTGGCCATCTCTCCATTTAGTTTTATCTAAATTACCTTCAACATGATAAAACTCTTGAGTGTTACCGCCCTTTACAGTTTGTGTTGCTGCTTTACCTTGAAGAAATATATTAAACTGAATTGTACAGTCACCATCTTTTAAAACTCTTAAAGATAGATCAGTATCTTCATTATATCGACCTCTCCAACGATGTTTACAAGTGTTTTCTATCAAAAGACATGAATATATTCTAGTATTCTTAACATAAGCTGGATAATAAGAATTTGGCGCTATAAAAAATCTATACTGAAGACCTGAAACTGGAACATTCGTAAATCTATCAACAAAATCTTCACAAGCTCTAAAACATACACCATTTTCAACTCTAACTCTCACATTATTATGAAGTCTGTAAAAATCTGAGATGTTATCATCTAGAACCCAATGCCTTTTAGCACCTAAATATATTGAATGATCCCAGCACCAATTTCTTGCTCTACCAGGACCATCACCATGATTAGAAAAAGGTAAAACTAACAACTCAGCATATTCTAAATTAAAATTTTTCAATGCTTCAACATAATTATCGTAATCTTGTGGTTCTATAGCTATGTAGTGATGTATTTTCATCCTATTTAAAGACTTCGAAGTTATCATACTTTCATGTCTTCCTTTAGAAACAATATAAACAGGATATTTAGGATTATAATCTTCTACATTAAGATTTTGTTGTTCATCTATAATCCATCTAAGTTTAGAATTTTTCGTAATTTCTAATTTTGGATACCAAAATGTTATAGTTTTATCATTAACGTTAACTCCACAGTTTTTAATTTTCTCACAAAAATGATCAAAATCTTCTTTTGTTTTAAAAAAAATATCAACTGTGTTATACGGAAGATTATCTTCATTAACGTATTCAGGCATTTCTTTCCA